TGCTTAAATCAGATATAACACCAGATCCAATTAGAGATGCACCAGTTGGAGAACATCAAGCTCCAGCTCCTTATATGATTATTCCAGCTAGAGCTTTCGGAGATACAAGATTTAATCAGTTCCCTTCTACCTTTAGATGTTTAGCTTTATGTTCTGCTCATGCTTCAGCTAGAGCTGGTATATTCTTCTGTAATCAACAAACTCTAGCTTCAGTTATGGGATCAACTCAACAAGCTGTATCACTTCATATGAATAAGCTGGTTAAGTATGGTTATATTGAAAGACTTAGGAAAGCAGATCCAAGAAGAGCTTATGGTAAACAAGGTGCTAAATGGCGAGTTATATATGATCCTAGAATGAACTTAGAACAAGCCATAGCTAACAGTTCTGAAGGCGATGATGAAGTAGCTCAAGAAACACTAGATAAGATCTCTACAAAGCCTGTAGAAGCTCCTAAGAAGGTTAAAAGAAATAACATTAGTCCTAAACAAGAAGAGTTAGCTAAGTCTTTAGCTGATAGATATCTTAAAGATGAAAGAGAATACTTTGTTTATGATAGAATACTTGCTGATCTTAAACAGTATTTAGTCAGCGAACAAACAGTAGAAACATGGAATAGTTTCGGTAATGGTCTTACTTCTCCAATAGAAAAAGGTTATTTAAAGCCTAATATTAGTATGAATAAAAACAAGTCCCACCTTGTAAATGGTAATACAGAAAACAAGCTCCAGCTTGTAAACCAATACACAAAAAACAAGCCCCAGCTTGTATCAGATAACAAGTCCCAGCTTGTACATAACAACTATATATTAACTAGTAATATTAATATAAATGAAATTGAAAAGAAAAAGATATGTAATAGTTACATGAACATCATACAGAAATACTATGGAAGAGCTTGGAGCTATGATCTAAGGCAAGTAGAATTAGCTGGAGATGTTTTAAGAGCTGGATATACTATTGATAGCTTTAATGAAGATGCTAATGGATTAGTTGAATGGTCAAAGAATAATAATAAACAACCACCTCAATCATTACAGTACTTCGTTGCTAGAAAGAACAACAGTAAGAAGCCAAAGGAAGCAATAGATATTGTTAAACAGTTGGCTGGAAAGTTAAAGGTATGACATTATTGTACAAACTCTGTACGTTCCTAAAGTATTTATACATGGCACATTCTAAAAAAAGAAATCGTGGGCAAAAAAGCGACTATAGGGGGGGATGGTCGTGGCATATCGTGGGGGTATCACACAAAAATATTTTCTTAAATTCCATAAAACAAAAAACAGGAGATTAAAACATGGAAACTAAAGCAATACCTTATGACGTAGTTCAAGGAACTAAGTATCAAAAGGATGGAGAAGAGAAGACCAGATGGCAAAAAATGGGAGTTGCCTTTGAAAAGGAAGGTAAAATCACTTCAGTTAAGCTTGAAGCCTTACCAATTCCCAATAAAGATGGCGAAATCTGGCTTAATATCTTTGAGCAGAAGCCTAGAGATGGAGTTATTGGTGGCGTGAATAAAGATGAGATACCTTTTTAATGGCTAGAGTTACTCCAAATGTAGGTCGTTTCGGTGGCATAGGAGCTATTCAGAAGCGATTAAAGGGATCTCGGTTGATATATGACAATCGAGATCAACTTGCTCTGGCGATGCTTGAAATGGCTTCTACGAATATAACTGATGTTATTGAATGGAAAGGCGAGGAAGTTAAGATTAAAGAGATGAAGGACATACCAGAAACTTCATTAAATGCGATTAAGAAGATCAAAGTAACACCAACTAAATCTGGCAACCAAATAGAAGTAGAACTTTACGATAAAGTTAGGCTTATGCAGATATTGGCAAAGAGTGCTGGATTATTAGATGAGGAGAAAGAAGTTGATAAACCAGCAGTTGTTAACATCGAAATGGTTATGCCAGATGATAAGTCAAAATGATGATGAAGATATGTTTGAAGATTATCCTCAAGATTTTATTGAGAAGATGGATGATTTAAAAGGCAAGGCAAGTAAGGCTAGTAAAGTGTCAATGTTTGAACATTGCCGAAATGGATATGATGAGATTGAAAGTCCTAAAGGCATGATAACTTATAAATTAGAAAGGTATCTAAATGACAAAGCAAAAAACTGATCCCCTAACACCATCGAGTTTAAAATGGGATTTTAGTCAAAGTCCTACTGTAGCGAAGTTTATGAAGTCTGTTGCTTTTGTCAGAGGGATTATGGGAGCTGTGGGATCTGGTAAATCTTATGCTTGTTGTGCTGAAATCTTTAGGAGAGCTATTCAGCAGAAGCCAAGTCCTAGAGATGGGATTAGATATAGCCGATGGGCAATCGTTAGAAACAGTTATCCTATGCTGAAAACAACTACGTTAAAAACATGGCTTGAATTATTCCCAGAAAATATTTGGGGGAATGTTCATCACTCCCCTCCTATAACTCATCACATAAAATTACCACCTAGAGGAGATGCTTCTGGGATAGATTGTGAGGTGTTGTTTTTAGCATTAGATCAACCTAAAGATATTCGCAAATTGTTAAGTTTAGAATTATCTGGCAGTTTCGTAAACGAAGCGAAGACACTACCGAAAGCTGTAATAGATGGCTTGTCTCATAGAGTTGGAAGATATCCGACTAAGGCAGATGGTGGCTGTACTTGGCGAGGAATAATCATGGATACTAATGCTATGGAAGATGATCATTGGTGGTATCGTCTGGCAGAAAAAGAAACTCCTAAAGGCAGATTTAAATGGGAGTTCTTTAAACAAAATCCAGCAGTCTTAGAGATCCCTATTGAAAAATTACCAGAGGATATGCCAGAAGCTCAAGGATATATATTCCAAGCTGGTAAATGGTGGAAGACAAATCCAAAAGCTGAAAACCTAAATAACTTGCCAGATGGATATTACGATCAGCTCTTAGGTGGTAAGAACTTGGATTGGATTAGATGCTATGCCAAAGGCGAATATACGTTTGTCCAAGAAGGAAAACCTGTCTGGCAAGAATATAATGATGAAATTATGTCGGCTAATCTAGAACCAGATCCCACAGTCCCTATTCATATCGGCTTAGACTTTGGATTAACTCCAGCTAGTGTTTTTGCCCAGAAGCTCAAGAATGGTCGATGGCATGTTTTACATGAACTAGTTACTGAAGACATGGGACTAGAAAGATTCTGTAGTGTTTTAAAAAGTGAGATTGCCAGTAGATTTTCTAAATTTGAGATTGTAATATGGGGAGATCCAGCTGGTATGCAAAGAGATGCTATCTTTGAAACAACTGCTTTTCAGCATTTAAAAACTCATGGATTAATGGCACAGCCAACAGCAACAAATGATTTTAGAACTAGACGAGAAGCTCTGGCTATTCCTATGGGAAGATTGATAGAAGGCAAAGCTGGATTTATTGTTGATAAGAAATGTGTAAAGTTAAGAAAATCTTTAGCTGGTGGTTATCATTATAAGCGAGTTGCTGTAGGAGCTGGGCAAGAAAGGTTTAAAGATGTTCCTCATAAAGATATGCATTCACATATCGGAGATGCCTGTGGTTATTGCCTGTTAGGATCTGAACACAGGATTATGACAAAGCGACCTACTCAATTTAATACTTTTAAACCAACTATTGTTAAGACTTTGGATTTCGATGTTTTCGCTTCCTAGATTGAATAGAGTTCTAAGATTAAATTATCCAGAAGATAAGATTGTAAGTTTTCATCCTATGCATATGGATATGATTGATTTAAATGAATTTGATCAAGCTAATCTTTTAGAAAATAAGAATAATCTTCATAAACTTTATCAGTTTGCAAAAGCTGGTTTAGGTTTTACTGCAATGTCTGGAAATAGGATCTATGCCATCTTTGGTATTTGGGATTTATGGGATGGAGTTTCAGAAGCTTGGCTAATTCCATCTAATGAAATATCAAGAAAAACTTTAAAATTTCACAGAGTTGCTCTTAGGTTTTTTGAGTTTTATGCCAAAGAAAAGCATACAAAACGTATACAGTTTACAGTTTGTTCGCACAATGTACAGGCTTACAAGTGGGCAGAGAGATGTTACTTTAAGAGAGAAGCTGAAATGTTACATTATGGCTTACAGGGCGAAAACTATTATTTATATGCGAGGATATTTTAATGGGTAGTTTATTTGGAGGGAGTTCATCTCCACCACCACCAGACACATCAGATATAGATGAAAGAGAAAGCAAACTTGAACGTCAAGAAACTGAAGAAAAAAGAAAGATAGCTTCTCGATCTAGGGCAAGAAGAACTGGTGGATCTAATATGTTGATGACACAGAGAACTGGTGGATCTGCTGTTGGCAATCCAACTGGAGAACAAACAACTCTAGGGTATGCCAGAAATACTAGAAACACATAAAATTTAAATGAAAAAATTTATTCGCAATCCAAAATTCAAAGAAGAACCTATTGAGGAAGAAACTTCTGAAGAAAAAGAAACAGAAGAAGATGAAGAAGGTGGAGAATAATTTATGGCTGAACTTTCTGTAAGCGAAATAAAAAAAAGATTTAAAAATTCAGAAGCTCAAAAAGAGCAATGGAGATCTATCTACGAAGAAGCTTACGAATACTGCTTACCTATGAGAAATCTTTATGATGGTTACTATGATGGTAATGCTGTCGGTCAAGATAAAATGAAAAGAATTTTTGATAGTACAGCCATTCATTCTACATCACGATTTGCTAATCGCATCCAAAGTGCATTGTTTCCTCCCCAAAGATCGTGGTGTAGATTGACTTCTGGTTCAGATATCCCCCCAGAACGTCAAGTCGAAGTCGAACAAATTCTTGATGATTATAATGAAAAGATGTTTAGCATTATGAATCAATCTGGCTTTGACTTGGCTATGGGAGAATTTCTACTTGATCTAGCCATTGGTACATCTGTTATGCTTATACAAGCTGGAGATGAAACAACTCCAATTAGATACACAGCAGTTCCTTCATACCAGATTTGTTTTGAAGAAGGAGCTAATGGAACTGTCGATACTGTTTACAGAAAAATGAAAAGACCATTTGATGTAATAATCAAAGAATTTCCAGATGCTAAAATTCCTAAAGAAGTTTCTGATAAATATTTAGAAGATCCAACAAAAAAAGTAGAATTATTAGAAGCTACTTATGAGAAAGATGGATTTATTTATTATTGTGTATCGACTATGGAAGGAGATCACAAGCTAGTTTCCAGAACTCTAAAAGGTATGCCATTTGTCATTAGCCGATATATGGTGGCTAGTAATGAAAAATATGGTCGAGGTGTTGCTTTAATGGCATTACCAGATATTAAAACTTTAAATAAGGTTACAGAATTAACTCTTAAAAATGCATCAATTTCTATCGGTGGAGTGTTTACTGCTGTCGATGAT